ACCACCTCCAGGATATAAAGAAGGAAAAATTGGCAATAACCCTCCTAGAGATCCTGCTGCTGGATTAGTAAGAAAAGCTATAAGGCAAGACTTACTACCACCACAGGTACCACCACAAGTACCACCACAAGAGTTTGATATAGAACAAATTCTTCAAGATGTAGTTGATTCAGGAATAGATATACCAAATATAAGAGGCCCAGTTGATATGCCTATACCAACGGATATACCTGAATCATTAATAATTCCAAAAGTACCAGATGAACTATTTATTGATAATATGTCAAGGTTTATCGATATACCAAGTGAAGATTATAAAGTACCACAAGTGCCACTTAATAATTTATTAAATCAAAATCCACCTCAATCACCAGTTGGTATGTCTCCACAGGAAACAGCAAAAGTATCATCACAACAAGACTTGTTAAATTTACTATCTAATAAAAATGAATTATCACAAATACCAGCTGATGACGGTGTAAGAAATCAATATCAAGTTGAGCTTAATGATTTTATAAACAAGTCTCCTATAAACATGGACACTTATAAAGAAGAACTGCCAGTAGGTAGTGCAATCAATTTAGGAATACCAGCATTTATGGAATCAGTAGTACCCATGGCTGTACCAGGATTAGGATTAGCAAAAAATATTTCTGATTCTTTCCAAAATGATTTTTCACCTAGGCCTTCACCAAGTTTTGACCCTTCTCCAGTTCCATCATTTAATCGTGGAATAGATTATTCAAACATTTATAAATTTGGAAGATAATTAATGCCATCACAAGAAGATATTTTAAATTCAAACGAAGCAGAGTTAATTCTTAACGCTGAAACTTTTACAAACGCAATCGAAGAACTTAAAAATGAATACATAAATTTATGGTTATCATCTAAGCAAGATGATATAAGTAAAAGAGAAAATTTACACAAAGCAATCAAACTATTACCAGAAGTCGAAAGACATCTGCGCATTATCGTAGAGAAGGGTATTATCACAAAAGCTCAATTAGGAAGATTGCACAAAGTTGTGTAAAATTTAGATAAGTATTGTTAAAATATTACTTTACATTTTTAAGGAATGATTATGACCAACAACGCAAAGCCGATTGGTTTACAAACAAACATGCAAGAGACAGAACAATCTTTTGAAAGTTTTTTGACTCCATCGGAACAACCAGAAAACGAAATAGAAGAACAGGCATCGGAAGAGCTAGTCAACCAAGATGAAGTTATCGAAGATAACGAATCTTACGAAGAAGAGCTTGAAGCAGATGTATATGAAGACGAACCTCAAGAAGATCAAGTAGAAGAAGAGGAGTCCGAGCAACCACAGCTATATACAATTAAAGTAGATGGCGAAGATACAGAGGTCACGCTTGAAGAACTCCAAAACGGATACAGTCGCCAAAGAGATTATACGAGAAAAACTCAAGAGTTAGCTCAACAGCGAAAAGCTATTGAAGCACAACAACAAGAGGTTTCTCAAAAAGACGCAATTTATTCACAGTTGTTACCAAAGATGGAATCGACTTTGAAAGGCGAGTTAGAAAACGAGCCAGATTGGAACGCACTTTACGAAGCAGACCCTATTGCTTATGTCCGTGAAAAAGACATCTGGAATGAGAAAAAGCAAAAGTTACAAGCCGTACAAGCTGAATCACAAAGACTGCAACAAGAGTCTCAAATGGTACAGCAACAAAAACTTCAAAAGTTTGTTGAATACGGAAATCAACAATTGCTTGAACAAATACCAGAATGGCAAGATAACGAAATGGCATCAAAAGAAAAGATGGCAATTCGTGATTATGGTGTTAATGTTTTGGGGTACACACCTCAAGAGATGGACAGCGTTTATGACTACCGAGTTTTACTTGGTTTAAGAAACGCATGGCTACAACATAAGACACAACAAGCGACTAAAGTGAAACCAACTGAAAAGAAAGCGGCAGCTCGAACTGCCCGACCTGGCACTTCAAACGTACCTAAGACAACAACTCCTGTGAAAAGAGCGCGTCAAAAATTAGCTAAGACTGGAAAGGTTCAGGATGCAGCTAAATTATTTGAACAATTAATATAAACTTTTAAAACATAGGAATTAAATATCATGGCAAAAGTAACAAACGCATTTGATACGTATTCAGCGACTTCTGATAGAGAACAGTTGAGTGACGTAATTTATAACATCTCACCACAAGCTACTCCATTTATGAGTGCTATTGGTAAAAACTCAATCAAGAACGTAGTTTTCGATTGGCAAACAGAAACTCTACCAACTGTTGATGCAGCTGGTGAACTAGAAGGCTTTAGATTAGACGGAGCTACTTCAGCTTCTACTGCTACAACTAGAGTTAGTAATGTTGCAATGATCTCTTCAAGAGATGCAACTGTATCTGGTTCTCAACAAGCATCTGATCCAGCTGGTAAGAAGTCAGAAATGGCTCATCAATTAGCTATTATGGCTAAAGCATTGAAAAGAGACATGGAAACAGCTCTCTGTCAAAATGGTGGTAAAACAACTGGTAACGCAACAACAGCTAGAAAAACTGGTGGCTTTGAGTCTTGGATAAAATCCAATTACAGTAAAGCAGCATCAGGCGCACCTACTGGTGGTGGTACAGCTCCAACAGACGGAACTCAAAGAGCTTTAACTGAAACTTTACTTAAAGCAGTATTACAATCTTGTTTCACAAACGGTGGAGAGCCTTCAATGGCAATCTGTGGCCCTGTAAACAAGCAGAAAATATCTGGTTTCACAGGTAGAACTAACTCAAGACAAATGGTTGATGCAAACACAGTAGAGGCTTCTGTTTCTATTTATGCTTCAGACTTTGGTGAGTTAAAAATTGTTCCATCTAACTTCAGTAGAGAAAGATCACTATTATTAGTTGATCCAGACTATGCTAAAGTTTCTTTCCTAAGAGACTTTAAAACAGTTGATATCGCTACTGTAGGGGATGCCCAAACTAAGATGATTGTGACAGAATATGGATTAGAAATGAGCAACGAAGCTGCTCACGGTATAGTCGCAGATTTAACAACTTCATAAGTTAGTTAGAATTCAGGGAGAGCTTCGGCTCTCCCTCCCTTATTTAATATGGCAACAAAACGTACAATCACAGACCATAAAACTGGTTACAAATCAGAGTTCATTACCGAAGATGACAAGCTGGTTTATCATACGACTCAAGATGTTGCTCCCGTCATTGACCACGTTAAGAAACTAAGAGACAATACACTTAAGCCTGGAAAAGATATGCGACACATTGCTGAAGTCCCTATGGTGATTTGGCAAAAAGCACTACGCGAAGGCTGGTCAAAAGATAGAGCTAAATGGAAAAAGTGGCTTAACGACCCAGATAATAAAGTATTTAGAACTTGGCAAGGTAAAGTATGACATATACAGAATTAAAAACAGCAATAGCAAATTATCTTAATAGATCAGATTTAACGTCTGATATAGATACGTTTATCGATAATGTCGAAGCGGAACTTAACAGAAGGTTAAGAACCAAAGACATGATTAAAAGAGCAACTGCTACAGCTGACTCACAATATTTAACAGTTCCAACAGACTGGATAGAGGCAATTAATGTAGAAATTACATCAAACGATTTCAGTCCTTTATTCCAACAATCTATAGAGTCATTAGATGTCTATAGAAAATCAAACAACAACTCTGTAGGTCAACCAGTTTATTTTGCAATGGTTGATGACTCTATAGAATTAGCACCAACTCCAGATGGAGAATATACCCTACAGCTAACTTACTATGCTAAAATATCTGCATTAAGTGATACCAATGCAAGTAACTTTGTATCAGTCTCGCACCCAGATGTTTATTTATATGGTGCATTAAAACACGCTTCTATCTTCTTAATGGAAGATGAAAGAATACCAATGTTCACTCAACAGTTTGAGAAAGCATTAGAAGAAATGAGACTCGAACAAGAAAAAGCTGCATTTGGTAAAGGTTCTTTAATGATGAGAAGAAGAACTTACGGAAAAAAACAAAAAAGAAATTATTACTACGGTAATTAATAAAGGAGAATAGAATGGCTGGATTTTCAGATTATTTAGAAAACAAAGTTGTTGGTCATGTATTTGGTGGATCAGCCTATACAGCTCCATCAACATTATATGTAGCATTATATACATCAGCACCAAGTGATACTGGTGGTGGAACAGAAGTTTCTGGCGGAGCTTATGCAAGACAAACAGCAGCTTTTACTGTCACTGCTGATACAGCATCAAACACATCAGCTATAGAATACCCAACAGCTACAGCCGATTACGGTACTGTTGTTGCAGTAGGTGTTTTTGACGCTTCATCATCTGGTAACTTACTTGCTTATGGTAACTTAACTACAAGCAAAACTGTTTCTACTGGAGATGTATTTAGATTTAATGCAGGTGCTATAGACATAACTGTAGCTTAATAACATGGCTTCAGTTGGCTATGGTTTTGGTGGATACGGTAAGTCTTACTGGGGAACACCACAATTTGAATTAGCTGAAAGCTCAATCACAGCAACATCAAACCTAACTGCGGTTGGTGTTGTACCTATAACTGGAGAAGTTTCAATAACTGCTTCTTCTAGCGTCACAGCAGTTGGACTTGTACCAATACAAGGTGCATCATCTATAACAGCAACATCTGGTCTTACATCAGATGCAGTCATAGTTAAGTTTGGTGCGTCTGATATATCAGCAACATCTAACCTAACAGCTGTAGGTACACAGATTGATATTGGTGGCGTTATCATGGCGGCATCAACAAGTCTTAGTGCGGTAGGCACACAAATTGATGTTGGCGAATCAAATATTACCGCATCTACAAACGTAACGGCTGTTGGTGTCTTTATCATATCAGCGGCAAGTCAAATAAATGCTACAACTAACCTAGATGTCACTGGTTCACTGATTCAGTTTGGCACTTCTAGTATTCAACAAACAAGTGGTTTTTCTGCGATAGGTAGTTTAAAATGGGAAGACCAGACTGTAGCAGATACTATTTACACAGACCAATCACCAGCTACAACAACTTGGACAGATCAGTCCTCAACAAATACTAATTGGACTGACATCGCAGCATAAACAGGAATAAATTATGGCAGATACATTTACAACGAATTTAAACTTAACTAAACCAGAAGTAGGAGCATCTACAGATACTTGGGGAACAAAGCTAAACGCTGACCTCGATACTCTTGATGGAATCTTTGCCTCTAATGGTACTTCAGTAGCATTAAACCTAGACGGAGCGGTAATTGATAGTTCTGTCATTGGTGGCACAACCCCAGCTGCGGGAACATTTACGACTTTTACATCTACAGGTATTGATGACAATGCTAGTGCAACAGCTATAACTATTGATAGTTCAAATACTGTTAAAATACAAAACGATCCCGCCACTGTCATATCTCAAGTATATGGAATGTCTCTTGAAAATAATACCGATGGAGCAACAAGCGGAAATGCTAAAACTGGTATTTTATTTAGGGCATCTTATAACGATACTACACCAACAGATATGGCTGGTATTACTGGCGGAAAAGAAAATAATACAAATGGTAACTATGCCTCTTTCTTAAGTTTTGGAACAAGAACAAATGGTGTCAATACTATTGCAGAACGCATGAGAATAGACTCATCAGGCAATGTTGGAATTGGACAAACTAGTCCTGATACTTTATTAGAGCTTTCAAAAGCAGCAGGGACAGGAACAAGTTTGGCCAAATTAGCAAATACTTCTTCTGCTGCTACAAGTAATATTTCACAAATAGATTTTGAGTTAAGTAACACTTTCTCAGGTGCAAATGTTGATGTTCAGATTGGTGCTGTTAAAACTAATGCAGGTAATGAAGAATCAGCTTTTTATATTAATACCACAAGTGGTACAGGTACACCAACAGAACGCATGAGAATAGACTCATCAGGCAATCTGCTTGTGGGTACTACTTCAGCAGGAACTAATGGCAAACTACAAGTTACTGGAGATATTGGTTTAACAGGTAATTGTATTGTAAGACAAAGCACTAATAGTGATACTGGTAATACATTAAAATTCTTTGGAACTCAATTTGTAGCAGGTGCATTAAATTCTCAAAGTTATCTTTATTCAGGTGGCGGACAAATAGCTTCAGTATCTGCATCTGCTAATGCATTGTTATTAGATGTTGGTGGCTACAGTGGTTCAGGTCATAGACTAAAAGTCCAAAATGATTCTGGTGGCGTTAATGGTAGTTTAGATTATTTTTCAGGTACAGGTGTAAACACTGTTAATTTTACATCAGGTTCAACAAGTGGAACTGGCTATGATATAAACCTTAATCTCAATGGTGGTGCTAATAATGCAGAAATGAATCTTAATATGGGTATTGTAGGTGATGCTGATAGAGAACAAATTAAAGCATATCAAAGCACTATGATGTTCAGAACCAACAATGCAGAACGCATGAGAATAGACTCATCAGGCAATGTTGGAATAAATTGGACTGGTTCTACAGCTAGGCTTGGAATAATACAATCAGGCTCTTCAACTCCCGGCATGAATATAACAGATGGTAGCAGTTCTGATTTTATGGTTTATGCAGGACATTCAAGTGGAATAGCAAGAATTGGCCCAAGCACAGGACAATTAGCTATTCAAACTGCTAACACAGAACGCATGAGAATAGATAGCTCAGATGTAATGATAGGAAAAACCACAAGTGATATAAATACACAAGGTTTTCATGTTATTTCTTCAGGCACATATACTGGTGCAGTATATTCAGGCGTTACAGGTACTACTGCTAATAGCACTTATCATGTTAGAGATACAACTAATAATACTTGGAAATTTTATGTTACTAATGCAGGGGTAATAAATGCCACATCAACATCTATAACTGGTTTATCAGATGAAAGATTAAAAGAAAATATTGTAGATTTAGAAACTGGTTTATCTGAAGTAATGTCTTTAAAACCAAGAAGATTTGATTGGAAAGAAGGAGAAGGAAGTGGTGCAAAAAATGTGGCGGGTTTTATAGCACAAGAAGTAGAAACAGTCTTACCTGATTTGATTGAAGGTTTTATGCATGATGACATAGATGATGCTAAATCTGTAAAAATGGGTGACATGATTCCAACACTTGTCAAAGCTATACAAGAACAACAAACACAGATTGAAGCCTTACAGTCTGAAATTAACTTACTTAAAGGAGAATAATTATGGCAAATACATATACATGGGATTGTAAAACAGTAGACACATATCCAACACACGACAGTCATTCAGACGTTGTTTACAACGTACATTGGCGATTAAACGCAGAAAGCGATCAACAAGATGCTGAAGGTAATAACTACGCAGCTTCTGTTTATGGCACTCACAGCGTTAATGCAGATGACATATCTAGCTTTGTACCTTTCGCTGATCTTACTAATGACTTGGTTACTGGTTGGGTTACAACAGGTATGGGCGAAGATGAAGTAGCTAGTCTAAAGTCTGGCTTAGACAATGACATTGACGGACAAATCAATCCAACAAGCGAAACAAAAACAATAGCAGGTTAATAATGCCTTTACTACCAGTCACCCCTCCAGCTGGAGTAGTCACCAATGGAACAGACTACGCTAATAAAGGGCGTTGGACTGATAGTAATTTAGTGCGTTTTCAAAATGGTTTTCTACGACCTATTGGTGGTTGGGAAAAAATAAGAAATACTACTCTAACAGGTACGCCGACAGGAATGTTTGCGTACATTACTAATGCTGGTAAAAAAGTTTTAGCGGTAGGAACAAGACAAAAGATTTATGTTAACCATGATGGAAATTGGTATGACATTACTCCTTCAGGCTTTGTATCTGACCTATCAACAGACCCACTTGGGTACGGTGCATATAACTATGATGTCGAAGACTATGGTGATGCTAGATCACAATCTGGATTATTTTTTGATTCTAAATCATGGTCATTTGATAACTTTGGTGAAGACTTACTTTTCTGTTGTGCAAGTGATGGCAAGATTTATAAATGGTCGCCTTCTGCACCTTCTACCATAGGCTCACAGCTAACTAATTCTCCTACAGGATGTTCTGGTGTTTTAGTCACTAATGAACGTCATGTTATAGCTCTGGGTGCTGGTGGTGATCCAAGAAAAGTACAATGGTCATCAAGAGAAGCAAGTACAACCTGGACAGCTGCATCAACTAATACTGCTGGTGATTTACAGATACCAACAGGCGGCAGAATATTAAGTGGTATTAAATGGCAAACAGATGTCATTATCTTTACTGATACAGGTATAGCAAGACTTTACTATACAGGTTCTCCTTTTATATACGGTATTCAAGATGCTGGTACTAACTGTAAAACTGCATCACCAAGAACAATAGTAACTTCTGGTAACTTCTTAGCATGGATGGGTGAAAACTCTTTCTTTGTTTTTGATGGATCAGTTAAAGAAATTAGGTGTGATGTGCATGACCATGTATTTGATAACATTAAATATGCTTATAGACGTATTGCTTGTGGTGGCCACAATTCTAACTTTAATGAGATATGGTGGTTTTATCCATCAGGAAATACACAACAAACACCTAATAAATATGTCATCTGGAATTATGTTGATAATGTCTGGTCAATTGGTGAAATGGATAGAGGATGTTGGATAGACCAAGGTGTCTTTGATTATCCTATCGCTTGTGATTCACTTGGTAATGTTTACCAGCACGACAGCACAACATTAAACAATTCAGAAAATTTAGGTACAGCAGTACCTTACGCACAATCAGGGCCTATCGAAATAGGTAACGGTGATAACTATGTGCAATGTAATCAGATACTCCCCGATGAAGAAGCAAATACATTACCTGGTGTTGTTATAAGTTTTACAGGAAGATTTACACCGCTTGGAGCAGAAACAGATTTTGGTAACTTTACTTTTAACAGTGATGGTTACACAGATGCAAGATTTACAGCCAGACAAGTTCGTATGAAAGTGACTGGCGATACTGACCAGATGTTTCAGGTTGGTAATATACGATTAGATTTAAGAAACAGAGGTCGTAGATAGTGGCAAGAAAAACACTGACACGACCAGGTGAAGATTACGATAAAAACTATCTTAACTATTTAATATCAGAGATAGAATATCAAACAGGTATTACTTTCAACAAAGGTGAAAGAATACAAATAAATGGTGGTGATGCCACCGAGTTAGTATTGGTAAGTCCAAATGGAACAAAATATAAAGTTAGTGTCGCAGACAACGGAACACTCTCCACCTCCACAACAGTCTAAAGAAGACTGGGAACTAGAGTTTGAAAGGTTAGAGCATCATATTATTCGTGCATTAAAGCACCAAGATATGTATAATTTAACTGATATTAAAGAAAAAATAAGGGCTGGAGAGATGTTTATTTGGCCCAATACAGATTCAGTAATAGTGACTGAATTTGCAGAATACCCAAGATACAGAGTTTTAAGTATTAATCTGGTAGCTGGAAACTACAAAGAAGTGATAGAGATGTTACCCAGCTTGGAAGAATTTGCCAAACAATGTGACTGCAAGAAAATTATCGGTGGTGGTCGTAAAGGTTGGATAAGAAAATTAAAACCGCATGGGTTTGAAGAAATGAACTTATTAGTAAAAGAATTATAAAGGAATTATTATGGCACAAGCATTACCATACATTACAGCAGGAGCTACAGCATACGGAGCTTTAAAAGGTAGTGGAGATACACAAACATCAAGCGTTGATCCAGCGACACAGGCTCGTTATGACGATTTGTATAATAAAGCTAAAGGCGTAGCTAACCAACCTTTCGTTCCTTATACTGGCCCAAGAGTAGCTGGATTTAACCCAGACCAATTACAAGGATTTGACGCAACAAGAAATATGTTTGGTCAATCAATGAGCTTTGATCCTAGACAAAAACTTAATACTCTAGCGAATCAATCAACACCATCAGTCACACCCTTTACTGGTACAGCAACACAATTACAACCAGCAGCAATGCAACAAGCAGCAAACATAGCTCCAGTAGACTTATATAGTGGTGCTTCAGTTAATCGTGGTGCTATAAGAGATGTCAAACCACAATCATTATTAAGCACAGATTTAGGTGCGTATCAAAATCCTTTCCAATCACAAGTAATAGACAATACGCTTGGTGATTTAAACAGAGCAAGACAGATGCAAATACAAAGTGACCAAGATGCAGCAATCGGCAGAGGTGCGTTTGGTGGTTCACGTTCAGCATTACTAGAATCAGAAACAAACAGAAACTTTGCAGAAGAAGCAGCTAGAGCATCTGGTAATTTACGTTCACAAGGCTTTGACAGAGCGACATCATTAGCTGGTCAAGACATAGGAAGACAGTTTGATGCAGATAGATATATGTCTGGTGTTGACAGTAATGTTGCTATGCAAAACGCAACCTTTGGTCAACAGGCTGGATTAGCCAGACAAGGACTACTCGGAGATGTTGCACAAAATCAAGCACAACTAGATGCAAGAAGATTTGGTGCTGACCAAAGTGCATCAAATCAATTTGGTTTACAACAAGGCTCTTATAATAATGCTATGAACATGGCTAACATGGATGCACAAAACAGAGCAAGATTTATGCAACCAGGATTAGAAATGCAGAACAGACAGTTCCGATCTGGTTTATTAGGAAATCAATTAAGCGACCAATACAGAAACTTAGGTTTACTATCTGGTATTGGCTCACAACAGCAAGGACTACAACAAGCTGGAATGGACTCTGGTTACAACGAGTTTATGAGAGCATTAAATTATGGGCCACAACAACTTGGTTTATTATCAAGTTCAGTCTTTGGAATGAATCCAGGAACAGTACAAAATTATGACCAAGGTACAGCTGGAAGAATTGGTAGTGCAGTAACTTCATTAGATACTTTGTTTGGCGAAGGCGGAATTTTTGGATAGGAAATAATTATGGCAATAAGAGATTTTAACAACCCAATGGGATTACTAGGATTAAACAACAATCCTACAGGCTCACTTGGTTTAAGCATGTCCCCTATTCTTGAGGCTAGAGCAAAACAAGCTGAAGAAGAAGAAGCTACAAGAAAAAGATCTGAAAGGTTTAGTAAGTTAAGAAACTTTGCTGATTCTTTACAAGCAATGAACGCTGGTCAATCTGGTAACTTTGGCGCACAAAATCAGTTTTTAAATAACATAGACAAAAGAAGAGCTGAAGAGGCTGCTAGGGCAAAAGCTAAAGCAGATAAATTAAATCAAGAAAAATTACTTGCATCATTACCTCCTGAAGCACAAAGAATTTATGAGTTATTTGGAAAACAAGCTGCTTATAATTATATATACAACAAACCGAAAGGTTCTGAAAAAAGAATAGTAAAAGGTGCAGACGGTTTTAATTATTACATGGATGGCACAAGAGTATTACCTGGAGTTGAAACAAGTCCCGAAAAAGAAAAAAGAACAACAATTAAAGGTGCTGATGGATTTAATTATTACATGGACGGTACAAGAGTATTACCAAATGTAATTGGAAAAGAAAACAAATCTGATAGAAAATATGAAAAAGCTGCCGATGGTTTTTATCGCTACATTGATGGAGATAAAGAAAAAGTATTTGGCGAAATTGAAATTCCAAAAGAGCCACCATTTAAAATAACTACTTCTGATGTTTTAGGTTCTCAAAAAGAAGAAAAGAAAACTTTTGAAGCAGCCAATAAAGGTGTTAAAAATTTCCAACAATTATTAGATGCAGCTAGTGCAGCAGATGGAGCAGCTTCTTATGCTTTAATGATTAAATTTATTAAACAACTTGATGATTCAGTTGTAAGAGAGGGCGAAGTTGCAACCTTTGGAGGATTCCAAGGAGCTTTAACAAATTTAAAAAATCAAATTTCAAAAACTTCAGGAGAAGGTTTCACGCCAACAGTTAAATCAAATATGATTAATTTAGCAGCACAAACTGCCAACAGGCTTGTAAATGATTACAATGTATACAAACAGGGCAAGGCAGTTAGTTATGGTGCGATAGGTTTTGATCCAAACATGGTTTTCGCTGGTTTAGATTTTAACTTAGGAGATTTAGATTTAACCAGAGAATATCAACCAAAAGATTTTGAATTTATAGAGCTTGATTAATGTCATCAGAAATTAAAACAAAAAAATATGGAACTGTTATTGTTGAAGCAGACAACTTTTATGACTTACCAGTTGAAAAACAACAAGAACTATTAAAACAATCAATAGCGGCAGGAAAAATAAAAGCACCAACTACAGATGTTGGCATGGCTAGTGGTATAGCTAGAAGCGGTTTACAAGGACTTACTTTTGGTTTTTCTGATGAAATAGGAGCTGGTGTAGGTGCAGCTTTTGATAGTGTATTTTCAGACCAATCATTCAATGATGCTTTTGATAAAAGAGTTGAAGATTCAAGAAGTAAATTAAAATCATTTAGTAAAGCAAATCCAAAGATATCTTTGACAGCTGATATTGCTGGTTCGGTTGCACCTGTTATTGGATCATTATTATTAGCCCCATTTACAGGTGGTACAAGCTCAACAGGAGCTGCTGTTACAGGTGCTAGAATATTAAGAAATCCATTGTTAGCTGGTAAAATTGCTGAACCTGGTAAAGGTCTTTTATCAAAAAGTTTTGAAGCTGGAAAGATAGGGGCATTACAAGGTGGCGTTGCTGGAGCTGGTTACAGTGAAGGTGGAGCTGCTGATAGAGGTATGGGTACAGCTGTTGGTGTGGGAGCAGGTTCGGTAATTGGAGGGGTTACTCCTTCTGTTTTAACTGGTGGTCAAAAAGTATTAGGAGCTGGTTATAATGCTATAAAAAATGCAGTTACTAAAAAAACTAATTTTACAAAACAAGAAGAAAAAGCCATAAAAATAATTGCAGATCAATTTGCAGCAGATGAAATACCAGTAGAGCAAGTTGTACAAAAAATACAAGACAACGTATCGGCAGATGCGTTAGAGGGAATAACTCCTGTAGAAATATTAGCTGATTACGGTGGTGATGCTGTTAATAGAAAATTAAGAGGTATCAATACTAGAGTACCTGGAATGAACATTGGTGAAACATTAACGGAAAGAACTACAGGAACAATGGAACAGAAAGCATCTGCTATGAGTTCTGGCGATACACCTAATATACAGTCAACAAGAGTATTAAGCACCTTAGACGATACAGCAAACAAAACAATTCAAACCAAGGGCATAGATTTACAGTCTGGAATAAGTGATATTGTTAATACAATAGATAAAAAACTTGACCCTTTATACAAGGCTGGTTTTGCAAAAAATCAAAGTATAAATAATTTAGAAGTATATAAATATTTAGAAGCTGATCCTATTATGAAAAATGCTTATGGCGAAGCAATAAAACTTTATAATCAAAAAATTGTTGCAAGAGGTGGGAGTCCTGTAGAAATACCAAAACTTAATAAATTACTAATAAAAGAAAAAGGTAAAGTTATAGATGTAAGTCAAACATTGCCTTTAGAGTTTTTAGATTTAATTAAAAGAGTGGCTGACCAAAAAACATTTCAACAGGTTGTTAAAGGAAGTATTAATAAACAAATGGCTGGGCCTAGAAAAACTATAGCCAATAATTTTAGAAATCTATTAAAAGATTCTGTTAATGGTGATGAGTATATTAGTGCTTTAAATCAAGCTGCTGATGGTTTTGCATTAAAAGAGGCTTATGATTTAGGTATTAAATTTAAAAAGCCATCTGCCACGGCCGTATCTTTTGATAAACAGTTTACAAAATTTGCAACAAATGCCGAGCAAGATGCTTTTAGGATTGGTGTGTTTGAAGAAATATTAAAAGACATTAATAGAATGTCTGATAGTCAAGATGTGGTTAAAAAAATATTTAACAGTCCTGATACACAGCAAAAAATCTCTATACTATTTGCTGGAAATGAAGAGGCTAGAGATCAATTTATTAATAAATTGGTAAGAGAAGCAAACATATTAAGAAACACACAAAAAGTAACAGGCGGTTCTAATACAGCAGAAAAACTCTTTGATGCAGATCAGTTTGCTCAAACAATGTCTGACGTTGCGGTTGCAGGATCGGGTAATGTTACAGATTCGGCTGCCATCAGGGCGATATTTGGTTTAGGAACAAAAGCCAGAGATTTAATATCAAACCCATTAGAAAGAACATCAAGAAGTGCTGGTAATGTTTTATTAGAACAAAATCCAAACAAGCAGTTAGAAATATTAAGACTAATGCAACAGCTAGAACAGACAGGAAAGATTAAAAATGCTTACCAAAATGTTGTAGGTGGTGCTGGAATAAGAACAGGAACAAACCAATTCAATCAGTTTTTAAACGAAGATTAACCATGACTTACCATGTCACGAAAGACAGAACGAATAGGTAGGAGTGGAGAATACCTAGCTTGTTCAGTTATCGCTGGAGAAACAGACACCGTTACAGTAATGCCTCACGGAGCAGCAGCCGATGTAGTGTTTGAGTGGGAAAACAAAATGTATCGCTGTCAAGTCAAGACAGTTACTCATATAGAAAAGGGAAGAATCAGTTGGCGGTTTGATCTACGCAAAGGCTCTCATAGTAATTGCAGAATATATAAAGAAAATACCATAGATGTTTACGCATTGGTTAATCTTAAATACCAGAACATATACTTTGTGCCATTTGCTGATTGCAAAAAAGGTCAATTATCTATAAATGACGACATCATGGAATCAACCAATTCTATTAAAAGTTTACATGATGCTATGGAGTCGATTATTTTGGCGACTAATGGTCGACAAGACAAGAATGAGTCTACTTTTGGTACTATAAAAACTGCAATAAATGGCTGATTTCTGGTCTTTGACCCCTTCGTCTATCGGTTAGGACACCTGGTTTTCATTCTTAAATTTTATCCATCACACAGTTTCTTAGCTGTACATTATTTCCCTAAAAACCCTTGTTTTCTTTACAAGATTCGATTTATAATCTACTGAATAGGTAATTAAAATACACGCCATTTCGACATCAACTGTCGACTGTATGGCGACTCTGCTTGGAGGTACGAGTTATGGCTAGATATAAAAGAGATACAAAGGTAAACAATTTATTAATCACAGAAAAAACTTATAGAGTCTTCTATCGCATTAATGGAAGGAAGAGAGAACTAACTCTTGGTAGTAGAGACATACCAATCAATGTAGCAAGAAACAAAGCACAACAAATACTTGGTGAAGTTGCACAAGGTATTGATCCATTAAATACCAGGGGTGGAGAAACTTTAAATCAAGCGTTTGAATATTACATTGATAAGTTAATACAAAATAAAAGAAGAGTTGCTATGCCTAACAAGAATGGTAAGCCTGGCGAGTATGTAAGAATGTGGGATAAAGATGTTAAGAATGATTTAGGTAAAAGAATTCTAACAGATATAAACAGGGGTGATATTACAAGATTACATTTAGAAATATCTAAAAGAGGTTCTTATGCTGCTAACAGGGTTGTCCAGATGATATCTGGTTGTTATAACCATGCGATAGCATTATCGCTGGTAGAAATAAATCCTTGTAAAATTAAACTAAACAAAGAGCTGATTAGTGAGAATGAAATATCAGACAAAGAGTTTGCTGAATTACAAAGACAAATAAACATCAAGAGACAAACTGTTCGACCTAACTTTGTTAGCTCTTTAGATTACATAGAACTTTGTATGCACTCTGGCGGTAGATGTAAGAGTGAGATAGGCA